GAAGTTTTTAAGAAAAAGGCTCTTTACATCTATATTAGGGAAATGACCGACTGTAAAACTCCTAATCTGACTGCGGTTATTAATGTTCTTAAGAGAGAATTTTATGAGAAGTACTACGAACAGTTAGACGAAGGTATTTTAACGATCTAAATTTATTAGAAATATATTTATTTTAAAAGATGAGCTTAGATAAGGTAGTATTTGGTAAGAAGACATTCTCTGAGCTATGTGAAGAGATTTACAACAACTCTCGCAAAAAAGATAAACAAATTAGCGCACTCATTGCAGAGCTTAAGGATTTAATAGAGGGTATTGATGATGCTACTTTAGTTGTTCCGATGATTAAAGAGTATTTAGAGATAGGAGTTAAGAATGACGAGCATCTTATTAAGTTAGCAACTGTTATACAACGTCTTGAAGGTAAGACTAGTTCGGAATCAGATATATTTGATCCTGCTGAACTTATGGGACTTCTAGAAGAAATGGAAAATAACGAACCAGCTTCTAATTCAGGAGACAGTAGTACTAATAAGGATAATGGTATATAACTACAATTACGTAGTTAGCACTGCTCAAAATCAGATTAGCAGTCCAACTACTACCCCGGTAACCTTTGGTAGGGTAATAGACATAGTCCTCGATGAATCTCACCCTGATTTTTTAACCTATGGCAGGTCTCTTGCTATCGGAGGTATAAGGTATAAACCCCTAGGATCTTCGGCCTCAGAAGAGGACCCAACATCATTTCCTTTTGCCTATCCAATTAATCCAAGTTTTCATCAACTTCCACTAATAGATGAGATAATAGAAGTAGTAGAAGGACCCTCCTTACAAGTAGGAGATAATTCTATACAGGGAAGAAATTATTACCGTTCTTCTATAAATGTATGGAACCATCCCCATCATAATGCTATTCCGGATCTTAACCGTTCAGATCCTGAAGCCAGGTTAGGAGAAGGAGTAATTGAAATTCCATCAGTTAATGCATTATACCCTTTTCCAGGAGACTTACTTATACAAGGTAGAACAGGTCAATCTATTAGGTTTAGTTCGTATAAGTCTACTAAAAATCGACTAATAGACGACAATAACAACAGCGACCCTCTTACAATACTGAGAGTCAGTAAGCAACGCCCGACAACAGGATTAGATTTAATTTCAGAGAATATAGATACAGATGATTCTTCTATATATCTTACAACTAATCATTCCTTAGACCTAACCGTTTCTAATAGAAAGCGTGATACTTATACACAACTTCCTACTAACGTTAATGTATTTAAAGGTAGTCAAATAGCTATCAATAGTGATAGGATTGTATTAAATGCAAAGGAAGACCATATCATAGTCTCTTCAAATCAAAGTTTTGGAGTTAGTAGCGATACTATAAACCTAGACTCAACAAGCTACATCGGCTTAGATAGCTCAAGAATACTACTAGGTAGTAGAGCTAAGGAACCTGTAGTAAGGGGCGATAAAAACGAAAATTTATTAAGGAATTTAATTAAGACCCTTAACGATTTAGCAACAACCCTTACAACTCTCCCTCCCGAACCTACTTCCGCCATAGCAACACTCGCAGGCCTAGGTCAGAGAATGACTTCAGATCTTAAGGATATAATTACAGTAGACATTCCCTCTATAAAATCAACTAAAGTTTTTACGGAATAGAAATGCCCTACCTTAACATACCGGAAAGCAGATTAGCTAATCTTATTGCTAGAGAAGTAGGAAAACTTCAAGCCACCTTTAGAGGTAAGGTCTCGAACGAACTATCTTCTATTATCGAAGAAATAAGTTCTGAATGTCCTCCAGCGGAAAGAATAGTAATACTTCAAAAAAAATTAGAGCCTATCAAATCTATTGTTCTATCTGCAAAGAAAAAAGTAGAGAGTTTTGAGAAGTTAAGCTCAAATTTAGGAGTAACATCTAATTCCTTTAATGTAATAATCTCAACATTAACAGCTCTACCGGCACCTGCTAGTCTTGTAACAGTAGGAGCTCTTAATACGTTTAGTAATCAACTTAACACTCTTAAAGAATTAAGAACTCAGCTTAGAGCGGATTCTTCCTTTATTTCCCTATTTGCAGTATCTGACCTCTCAGCACTTATAACATCTGTAGAGAACTCGGTTCAGTTTATAGACGCGCAATTGCAGAGATGTGCAAACGGACTTCCTTTAGAAAATTTTCAAGACACTCCTACTGATACTGAAACCTCAGAAGAGTTTTTCTATAGAAATTATAAACTTTCCATAGTAGTAGTAGAGCCCGATCAGATAGCACCTAAAAGAAAAGCTGTTGCTACGGATTCTTTAGGTATTATAAGGTTTAAAGGAGATGAATCTTATAGCTCATCTACAGATATACTAATTAGGGAATTAAGATTTATCATAGATAGAGAACTTTCTTAAATATTATATTTATTATTATGAAAATTGAAGCACTTAAAAAGATAATCAAAGAAGCAGTAAGGGAAGTCTTATTAGAAGAGAAGCAGGCTCTTCAAGAGATTACTGCACCTGTAGCTGATGAAGAATCGCTATTTAGTAAAGACCTTACTAAACCTGTAGGACCGGAAGCTATACCTGGTGATGTAATATCTGAAATGATTAATATGACTAGAAATAACATGACTAAGGAGGACTACAAGTCAATCTTTAACGGAAACTCAAGTATGGTACCTAAACCTGATTTAAGGATGGAGTCTTCTTACGAGAATATGCCTGCAGGTCCTCAACCTGGACTTGATATTTCTAATTTGGATTTCGTCAAAAACGCAGCATCAGTTTTTAAGCTCGCCGAGCAAAAGAGTAAAGGAAGGTAATGGCTTTTAGCGTTCAGAAAATTAACCCACTAGACCTACAACCAAGGAGAGCGATAGGCATAGGATACCCTATATCTGGTGGTAAAAACACTTTCTTATTTAAGTCTACTTACGAAAGTAGAGAAGCTGTAAAGTCAAATTTATTAACGTTCTTCTTAACAGGTAAGGATGAGAGAGTTCTTAATAATGATTTAGGATCTCCGTTAAGGGAATTTATTTTTGAAAACATAAACGAATCTACCTTAGTAAGGTTCAGAAATAGAGTACAACAGATTTTAGTAGAACAATTTCCTAGAATTCAAGTTATAGATTTAAACATTATCGGAGATTCCTCTAATGCTAGTATAACTTTTTATCTGAAGTATGCTATAAGAGACACATCTTACGTAGATGAAGAAATCGTAATCGACATAACACAGTAATGGCTCAAGAAAGACAAATAAAATATACTAACAGAAATTTTTCTGACTTTAGAGATCAGCTAGTAGAGTATACTAGGAATTACTTCCCCGATACCTATAACGATTTTTCACCTACATCACCAGGTATGATGTTTCTGGAAATGGCCTCCTACGTTGGAGACGTTTTGTCGTTCTATCAGGATACTCAATTACAGGAAACATTTCTACAGTACGCTAAGAATCCCGGTAATTTATATAACCTATCGTATATGATGGGATATAGGCCTAAAGTTACCACAGTTGCGAATGTAGAATTAGAAATTTCCCATACCGTACCAGCATTATCCTCAGGAGGATCCTTTTCACCGGATTACACTAAGGCTATGGTAATTGGTGAAAACAGTATCATAAGTTCTAATACAAATACTCAAGTCAAGTTCATAACAGATAGAAAAGTAGACTTTAGCTTTTCCAGTTCTCTTGATCCGACAACAGTAACGGTGGACTCGTATTCAGGTACAGATCCAGCCACATACAGGCTTACTAAAAAAGTAACCGCATTTTCAGGTGAAGTTAAAACAATTACAAGTACTTTTAGTAGTTATGAAAAATTCGCTACTGTTACTATAGATGATACGGATATAATAGGAGTACTAGATGTTAACGATGGATCTAATACTTGGTACGAAGTACCCTTCCTAGGACAGGAAACAATTTATTCTGAAACACGAAATACGAATTCCGATAACGATACAGTATACAACACACTTGTACTTCAAAACAATCCTAGAAGATTCGTAACAAGATTTAATTCCACTGGTCAACTTATTATGCAGTTCGGATCAGGTACTATTGGTAGTGATGATAGTACTTTTATTCCTACTTTAGAAAACGTAGGTCTTGGAACTGCTCAAGGTATAAGTAGATTGGACTATGCCTACGATCCTACAAACTTCCTATACTCTAGAACCTACGGCCTTGCTCCTATCGGTACTCTTACAATACAGTACCTAAAAGGAGGTGGAGTAGACGCTAACGTACCTGCAAACTCTATCTCAACTCAGACTTCGATTGTTGTAGATAGCGATCCCGGCAGTAGACAATCAACTTTAACCGTAACTAATCCTTTAGCAGCATCCGGAGGTTCTACCGGTGATACAGTAGAGGAATTAAGATTAAATGCTCAAAGAGCTTTTGCAGAACAAAGTAGAACAGTTACTCTACAGGACTACGAAGTAAGAGCATTATCCCTACCTTCCACTTTAGGTAATCTAAGTAAAGTATATGCAGTACAGGACCAGTTAACATCTACAAGGTCTACAACGGATTCGATTATAGATTCAAATCCTCTTTCTATTTCACTGTACACTTTAGCATACGATATTGAAGGAAAATTAGCTACAGCTACAGCTACGTTAAAAGAAAACCTCAAGAACTACCTTAGCCAGTATATATTGGTAACAGATGCGGTAAACATTAAAGATGCCTTTATAGTTAATGTTGGTGTAGACTTTGAGATAGTAGTTTCACCTAATGCACTAGGACGAGAAGTACTTCTTAACTGTACTAGAGAATTAACAAGTTTTTTTAGTACTGATAGATGGAGAATAAATCAACCAATAATACTTTCATCTATTAGCTCTATTCTCAATTCAGTCAAAGGAGTATCATCGGTTAAAAATATTAAAGTTATAAATAAAAACGGAGGTCAGTATTCTCAGTACGGATACGATATAGAAGGTGCAACTAAAGATGGAGTGGTTTATCCTTCTCTTTATCCTTGTATTTTTGAAGTAAAATATCCTAGAGCTGATATACGAGGTAGAATTGTCTCGTACTAAATAAAAAGATGGCGATATATAGAATTTTTCCAGTAAAAGATACCTTTATCTATAGTGAACTTTCATCCGGAAGTGCAGGTATAGACGAAATACTTGAAATAGCAGGATACGAAGATTCCTCCGGTGTTGGTAGAACTTCTAGGACTTTAATACAGTTTAGAACTGAAGATATTCAATCTGTAGTTAACAACAATCTAAATGGGGCTTCCATAAGCGCAAGCATCAAACTCTTTCTCGCCGAAGCTTCAGAAATACCTGCTGACTATACTATTTACGGCTACCCGATTTCCCAATCCTGGACTAACGGAGTTGGTAAATTTAGCGATGTCCCGATTGATACTTCCGGAGCTTCTTGGAAATATACTTTAGCTAATACGGGAGAGGAGTGGGATTTTATGAACCTCAACACTAACGTTACCTCTTCCTATATTGATGGACAGGAAGGAGGTGCTAGCTGGTATACAGGGTCTGGTGGAAACGATCTAGCTTCCTTTCAAAGACATTCTTTGTATTCTAACGATGATCTTGAATTAGACGTATCAAATGCTATAGAACTTTTTTATAGTGAATCTTTAGATAATAATGGATTCGTATTAAAACTTCAAAATTCCTTAGAATTTAATACAAGTTCTTCTATTAAATTAAGGTATTTCAGTAGAGATACAAATACCATATACCCTCCGTACTTAGAATTTAAGTGGGACGATTCTTCATATGTTACAGGTAGTCTAAGTGTACTTAGTTCTTCAAATAGTACTGTTGGCATAAAGAATAATAAAGGTATATATACTGATGAAGAAAAGATTAGATTCAGAATAAACGCTAAACCTAAGTACCCAGTTAGAACGTTTACTACCTCGTCAATATACTCTACAGGATATGCTCTTCCTTCAGGCTCTTACTACGGTCTAAAAGACGAAAATACTGGAGAAATGGTAATAGATTTCAATACTGCCTTTACAAAAATAAGTTG